TTCTGGAACGCATAAGCCGTGTACGTTCCATCAAACTGCCTAAACCTGACGTAATTTACAAAGGCGTAAGAACTCATAACCCAACCCTGCGCCGTGATTTGACACTATTTTGCAGTGCAGCAAGCGTCAACGCACGTCCACGCTCAGCAGCTTGAGACATCCCCTGCTGGTGCTGTTCTGCCGTCACATACTCAACTCCATTAATTGACTGCGATTCAAAGCGCACATCAATAGGAGAAGGATTTGCAATTGCTTGTGCCGTTTCACGTTCTGAAGCAGCAGCTGCAGCTTGCTCCGACGTACGAGTAAACGGAACTGATGTTTGATTGATTTCCCTGATGCTGCTTGACATGCGTTCGTAACGTGAAACGCTATTACCTCTATCGCCACCAGGCAGGAATGGCACCGACATCGCATTTGCCGTTTGCGAGTCCAACTGCTCGTTAGACGTAATGCTGCCCCCTTGGAACGGTACGAATAGTTCTGGGCCGCGCTCACCAACTAAATAAGGCTGACCGCCTGAAACTGGGCCACCGTTTGCTTTGCCGAAGTTAGGGCCTGCAACACCAAGGCCCGTCTTAGGGTCAAAGTAGTTGTCTCCACCCATATTGCCACCACCCAACCCAGCAAATGCCTTCGCAATGCCGATCGCAATGTAAGTAGCAATCATCTTTGTTCCCTCTTGGACCAATGTTTGGCCAACGCTCTTCAACATGTCGGCAAATACATCTTTGACTGACTTCGCTCCAGAAACCAACCCTTCCAATCCACTGGCCAGCGAACCGCCAATTGCATTGCCAATACCCTGAGAAACTCGTACCGCACTAGCCTCTAAGTCATTCAGACTGGCTACTGACTGTTTAATAAATTGGTTAAGGGGAGCGTTTTCATTATTTATTTGCTGCATTAAGCTTCTTGCTTGCGCTAGCTGCGGCCCTTCCATCCCATCTTTTTCCAATTTCTTTAATTGTTGTTCAATCTCTAAACGATTTTTTTCCTCACGACCTATCGCCTGACTTAGCTTAAGCGTGTCTTCTAACTGTTGTATAGTGTTCGCCGCACTTTCTGCTTTTTGAGCGGCTAAATCTCTCATCCTATTATTAACATTTTCGACTTGCTGTAAGCCTTTTAATTCTTCAGATCTAATTTTTGCAGCCTTTTCGCCTTGGGTAAGGTTTTCAAGTTTAATTTTATTTATATTTGCGGCTGTCTTCTCAAAGATTTTTTCAACCTCAAGAACAGCTGCCGCCCCTTCGTTACCGTCACGCTTTGCTTCTGCAATTTTAGTATTTAGACCAAGCAAACGTTCCTGAAGGCCAATCTCAATCTGCAGCTGCGGCAGCCTGCTTTCTCGGCCTTTTTTGGCGCGTCCGCCGCTGACTGAAAAATCTCTTTGGTCTTGTGCAGTAATCGGAAGCGGCTTAGCAGCAACTTGGAATTGGGCTTCGCCCAAAGCTTGCTTCCTGGCCTCGGTCAGACTTAACGCTCCAGTGCCTTTAAATCCCTTTCTCTTCTGCAAGTTGCTTAGGCGAGAGGTGTCTCCTGCCGCTAACTCAGCAATTCGCGCATCCAGTGCAGCTGCGCCATCCGCTCCAAGGTCTGCCTTTCGAGCGCCAACTTGTTGCTGTACCGTAATGCCACCAAGAGCCTGATTGACAATTTTTAAGAAGGCATTAAGTGGACCCGAAACCAATCTAAATAACTGCGTGGTTAATAAGTTCCAAAGTCTTGTTGTTTCCTTGCTTGTTTCGCCTAAATCTTGCAACGCTTTTACGCCTTCATTGCCAATCGCCTTTGCCATTTCCTGGCCAAGATGTGCCGCCAATTCTTCTACTTGACCCAACTCTTCCAAGACGGCAGCACGCTCCCTTGCCGCATCGGTGCTAAACAAAGATTTTTCACGCATTAACTCCAGCGCACCGCCGGTTGAGTTCAGAGCTTGGCCAACCTTTGCCGCTTCTTTCGCAAATGCTTCGACCTGTGCAGTAATTGCGCTGGCAGCAATTGATCCGCCTAAACCACCTACCGCTCCACCGATGCCACCTGCCAATGCTTGGACAGGCCCACCACCAAATAGCAACGGAAAGCCAGCACCTGTAAGGATGTCTTGCCCCCTATTACCTCTGCGACCTCCTCCAGACGGAATCCGACCTCTTTCGTCAAAACCTGGAGGCAGAGCAGGGCCCTGGATTCTGCCACTGCCTTGCGCGACTGAAAGCTGTTGGTTTACAGACGCTATTGCAGCGGCTAACTCGCGATAATCACTAGACCCAATATTTACCGTTCTTAAAGTGTCTTGAAGCTGCTGCTGGTAAAACTCCAGCCCAGCAACAGATTTAGGAATAACTTTGCCTAAATCAAGAATCTCTTTTACCGAACCGGCACGACCAACTGTGTTTGAGGTGTTTATTTTATTGAGAACAGAAAGCCGTTCCGCTTCAGCCCTAGACAGACGCCGAGAAACTTTTTCAGAAGCTGTAAGAGATTGAACAAACTCATTACTTTTAATGTTTGTATTGCTAACAATTCGATTAAACCCGTTTAGTTGGCTATTTAATCCCGCAATTGTATTAGAAAATCTATTTCCTGACCCAGTTCCCTTTCCATACTGTTCTACAAGCTTTCTAAGCTCTTCCTTCTCTTTGGCAATTCTTTCACTGCCTCTTTTGTCAAATAAATTCGGGACAGGCTTCAAACTTTTTGTAAGAGACCTGAGATCGTTTATTCGTTTTGTTATTAAATCAACTTCTTTAAGAGCATTGCCCGTTACCCGTAGGTCAATAGTCCCCGAGTAAGAAGCCACAGAAAACCGATAACGCTAATTTCAACACTCTACCTGCGCCTACGGGCCTTTGCTAATTCCTTCTCCTGCTCTTCGTTCAAAATTTTAAAATACGCGCTCCAACCCAAGACTTCTTCTGCTGTCATCGTTGACCGTAGCTCCGACAAGCTCATGCCAAGTTCTTTGGCAATGCCAAACTGCAGCATGAGCCAGTTATCCTTCCGAAGCTCGGCTCCTAGGATTTTGGGTCGATCACCCCTTCTTCTTCGTCCTCACTCAAGATTGCCAGCATCAATGCTTGCAAATCCTTGTCTTTGACCTCGTTCTTCAAAACATCAACCTCACCAGCCAAAAACAAAGCCTCCCCCACTTCGTCTTTAGCTTTCGTGATTAAAAGCTGCAAAGCAAACGCATTGGCGTCATCCGATCCAGCACGCTTTTGAGCGCGTTCACGTTCTGCCATCGTCAATGGCGTTACCCACATCTCAAACTTGCTGTCGTCTGAAAGAGTAACGACTCTTTTCGTTGCTTGTAAATTTGCGGCTTTCTTGAGACGGTCGATGGCGCGTAATGCCATGAGTTACAACTAATTGTCTTACTACACTAGCACTAAAAAAGCCCCTAACAATGTCAGGGGCTTCTTTATTATCAATCGACTATTAGCTCTTAGAGAAGTCGAATGTAGGGGCTGAAGTTGGACGGAAGTTAATCGAAATCGCCTGAGCGTCGTCTGGCGTTACTGCATAACTTGCCGAAGTCAAAACAGCCTCCACCTGGATGGAGCGGCTAACTGCGTCATCTGGCGTACCAGCTGACACCACTGCGTCCATATACAACTTGAAGGTTGCACCAGCCTGATTACGCTGTGTTACGTCCTGAATTAGGCGAGCTGAGATGCTGGTGTCATCATCAGTGAAGTAAACCTCAGCCGAACCTGTACCATCCGCAAAACCAGAGATAAAGGTTCGGAATGGTGCGGCTTGGCCCAACGTGCTACCGATGCTTGTTACATCGATTTCGTCACGGGTTACTTCAAAGTTCCAGGAACGAACGTTTGCTACTGACTGAAACTCGGTGAAATCAATGCCAAAAGCACTGGTGCCATCAGTTCCGTCGTCTGCCAAGGCAAGCTCAGCGCCTCCTGCCGTAGCAGCAAATGTGGCTACTCCGGTAGAAGCGACATAGGTCAAAACGAAAACGGGAGTTCCTGCAGCTAAGCCGCCGGGAAGCGTACCCCCGCCAGCAGTAAACGAAACCTTGTCGTTTACTTTGAAGTTCAAAAACGTTCCGACTTTGATGGAATTGCTAGCGTTGGTGACATCTGCAGCCTTAAAGGTTCCAGATGTGCCAGCTGGTTTGTAATAAAGGGCTCCAGAGGTGCCCGAAAGGACGGTAGCCATTCGTGGTACTGAGAATGGTGGACTTACGGGCGAAACCCGGACTCATACAGCTTAGCGTGCTGTCAGCAAAACATCTAATCCTGGTCCTCTGCAACAAAAGATGTGTCAATGCGGCCTACTAAATGCGGACTCGTTTCAGTTGTTGAGAACGTAGGCCCATTTATTGCTCCGGGTCGCGTATAAATTCCTGAACCATCTCTAGTCGAAGCAGATAACCCTAAAAGAGTGGTTACAGCAGTGTCCAAAAGAGTTTGGCTTCTTGCAGGCCCTTTCCCTTTTTCGCTATAAACGCGAACAATTACACTACCTCGCGCAAAATCTAAATTGCTAGTCAACGTTGTTTCAGTGGTTACACCAAACGCAATATTTACACGTACATATTCAGTGGTTGTGTTCGCTGGAGCCGCTGTAATGTTGTCAAAAAATACAGGGACAGCGGGACTAAGAGCACCAAATGCTGTCTGAATTGGGCTTTCTATTGTGGCGCGAATTTGCTGGTATCTCATCGTTTCGCCCTAAAGCCAAAGGTTACTCCTCTCCCAATAGCTTGCCCCATCTCGCTGTTGACATACCTTGTGTACCAATCAAGCTCAGCCGTACTTTCCGCTTTTCCACCTCCAGCAGTGACATCGCCTCTAAATCCCGGAACAGGCCGAAAACCTTCTCTAACAACATCACCAGCAGGGCGGCCAATCTTTTTAAAGTCGCCCACCTCTAAATCAAGTGCATACGCTGCATAAGGCTGCGTATTTTCAATGCTGAATTTTTTAACTCTTGCAGTCTCTCTGATAGATGTTGAAAGAGTTGGAACGTCATTCAGGGCGTACGGGTAGCCTCCGCCTGTTGACCCTGATGCTCCTGTACCTACAGGGACGGCAACCCAGCTGTCTTGAAAATCGCCACTCCATTCTGGGCCTGCATCCGCCAAGTCATTCATTATCTCCACTGCTGCATAACGAGTCGCCAGATTAATCAGCTCCCGCATGTCTTGTGGCAGCTTGGAGATGTCGTCTCTCCTTGCCATTACTGCGGCCTCGCGATAATCGTGTGGAGCAAGGGATCTTCACCACGAAGACTCAACACATTTAAAATCTTCGCTTCTCTTGTCACGCCAGCTTGTGAATACTGAATGCGATCAGCTTCAGTTGGATAGTAAGAGTTCAACTCGTCACCACCAATAATCACCTTGATGTCAGTCGTTTGATAGAGCCCGTCGTTTTCTCTCGCTGAAACATTAGAGATCAACCCTTTCAGTACAACAGACGTATCCGCACCAGTCACAGCACCTGTTGCTGGGTCGTAAGTGCGTGGCGTTGTTGTTTTGACAAGCGTGATGTCTTGACCCCATTCGTCCAATAGATCTTTGGGGATTGACTTAAAAGTGCTGTCTACAAGTGACATCTCAACCCCTCACCATACGAACTTGATAAGAGCCAGAACCTCCAAGACAATAAGCACCAAGATAAGACTGCAGCCAAGGGTAAACGTCGAATACGTTATTGACAGTTCCAGTAGCTTGACTAGCAGTGTTGTACTTGACCTTGAGGTCTCCAAGTTCGACTTCTTCGTATAACCCCTTATCGCCGGTATTCCCTGTAATTGCGTCCGTGTCATTAGCCAGCTC